GGAAGAGCCGCCCTCCAATCGATACCTCTCCCTAGCTCCCTCCCGCCGCCGATCACCGGCGACCTAAGCCGAGGGTGAGCGGTAGCCGCCGAAAGGCGGCGGAGAGAGATCGCGGGCCGCGACTATCGCCACCCTTACCCGCCCGCAGTCGGCTAGCCGACTTTGAGGCCGCCTCAAAGGAGTGTGGCTTTCGGGCCATGCCCCACCAAGAGATAGCCGCCCGCTATATCCAAGCGACCAAAGGGCGGCGGTGGCTCTACCCCGAGGTGGCCGACATTGAGCCGCGCCAAAATGGTAAGAGCTCCAAGCTCGTACCCCTCATCACCACCCGCTTGGTGGCCGGTGAAAAAGTGATGCACACCGCCCAAAATCGAGCCCTACCAAGAGAGGTATTTCTCGAGGTGGCGGCGGTGATGGGGCTCAAATACCGGGCCCTACTGGCCGGGTCCCCAAGGCTCGCCAATGGCCAAGAGGTGATCCGCACCAAGGCCGGTGGCCTATATCGCATTGTCGCCCCCACCTCGGGCGGAGCTCGAGGCCCGGCTAACGACCTGGTAATAGTCGATGAGGTGCGCGAATTTCAGGACTGGGACTTTATCGGGGCCGCGAGGGCCACCCTCACCGCCTCGGCCAATCCGCAAATGCTTTACCTATCCAATGCCGGTGATGAGGCCTCGGTGGTGCTTAATGCCCTCAAGGCCCGGGCCGATGCCGATGCCTCTCTCGCCTATTTGGAGTGGAGTGCCCACCCCGAGCGGGCGGTGGAGGATAGAGAGGGATGGGCCGAGGCTAACCCCGCCCTGGGCATCACCATCCGAGAGAGCTTTCTAGAGTCTCAATTCACCGCCTACCGGCTCGAGGGGCGGCTAGATATCTTTGAGACTGAGCACCTCTGCCGGTGGGTCCGGGCAGTGGGTAAGCGGGTGGTATCGGATATCTCGATGGATCGCGCCCGGGCCACCAAGCTCGAGCCGCCAAGGGCCCCGGTGCTCGGCCTGGCGGTGACCCCCACCCGGGCCTCGGCGGTTACCGCCTGGGCCCAATCCGATGGCTCGGTGGCGATCACCTTGGCCTTGGACGTGACTGGTAATCCATTGGACCTCGAGGCCCTCGGAGCGGCCCTCAAGGGCTACGCCCAAAAGGCCCATATTCGGACCACCGGCTACTCGGCGGCCACTGACCGGGATGCCATGAGGTATCTCGATAAAGGCCGGGCCCTCAACCGGGAGGAGCTCGCCGCGGCCTCGGCCCGCTTTGCCTCCACCGTGGAGGGGGGCCGCCTGCGCTGGGTGGGGGCCGAGGCGGTGGCCTCCGACCTGGCCTACCTCACCCGGCGGGAGTACCAAGGTTTTTGGATCGCCGAGGCGGCCAAGGATCGCACCCCCACCGCTGGCCTGGCCGCTATCCGGGCGGTCTATCTCGCCACTGAGCCGCGATCCAAGGCCCGGATTTTCTAGCCGACTTTATGCCCGCCGGTGTGCATAAATGGTGCATACTCCCGGGGTGATAGAGGGGCTCCGCCATTTCTTGGGCTTGGATATCGAGCCCCGGGCCATTGCCTCCGACGCCGATGTACCCGGCCTCACCGACCAAATACTCCGAGCTCAAGGGGTCCACCCGCGGCCTTGGTACCCCACCCGCCCCCGCGATGCCATCGCCAATCCGGCGGTATTCCGAGCCGTCACCCTATTGGCCAACCTGGGCGGCTCCCTCTCGCTCGAGGCCTTTAGGTATGGCGAGAAAATGGCCGAGCCCCCGGTATTGGTCCGGCGGCCCGACCCCTTTATCTCACTCCGCGAATTTGTGCGCGACTCGATCTACACCTTGGCGATGTATGGCGAGTGCCTTTGGTATGTCGGGGCCCGCGATGGGGACGGAAATCCGATTAGCCTCCGGGTCACCAATCCGGTGGAGTGGACCATCGCTTGGGATGCCCAGCAATGGGGCCGGGTCTACACCTGGCGTAACCGGGAGATAAAGCCCCGCGATGTGATCCACCTCACTTTTAGCCGTGACCTCGGATCACCTCGAGGGGCGGGCCCATTGCAGCTTTGCGGGGCGGCCCTGTCGGTGGCCCAAGCGGCGGATGACTGGGCGGCCACTTTCTACGCTTTCGGGGGCACCCCCTCGGTGGTGCTCAAGGTCGGCGATGAGCTAGACCCCGAGGAGGCCGCCGAGCTCAAGGCCCAGTGGACCGCCCGGGCCAATGGCGAGCCCGCCGTATTGAGTGGCGATATGGACGCCAAGCCCTTTGGCCTGTCCCCCGAACAGGGGCAACTTAACGAGGCCCGCACCCACTCCACCGGCGATGTGGCGCGGGCCTTTGGTATCCCCGGCCACCTCCTCGAGTACGCGGTGGCGGGCTCCTCACTGACCTATCAAAACATTGGTGAGGTGGGGGCCGAGCTTGTCCGGTTCACCCTGGCCCCGGGCTACCTCGAGCCAATCGAGGTGGCTATCTCCGACCTCCTCACCCGATCCACTGTCGCCCGCTTTAACGTGGAGGGCATCCTGCGGGCCGACATTAAGACCCGCTTCGAGGTTTATAGCCTGGGCATTGCCTCGGGCGTATTGAGCCCCGCCGATGGGCAACGAGCCGAGGGCCTCATCCCGGGTGGTGTAGAGACTGCGCCAATGCCCGCCAATCCCGCCACTGTGGAGGTAATCCCCAATGCCTAGAGCCAAGACCAAGACCACCACCGAGGCCACCACCACGACCAAGACCAAGACCACCGCCAAGCCCTACCGCCACACCCGGACCAATGCAATTCGGATGAGCTCGGGCCCGCTTGGTTATCCCTACGTGCCCGCCGATGAGGCGGTGGCCGATCCGCCCGGCGATAAGGCCGAGGAGGCCTAGGCCATGCTCGAGTACACCGAGGCTCCGATCACCCTGCGCGATGAGGACCGCCGCGAGGTGGAGGCCCGTATTGTCCCCTGGGGCGAGTACGCCTCCACCGCCGAGGGCCTCGAGGTAATCGAGCGGGGGGCCTTTGAGGGCCTCGATCCGGCCTCGGTGGTGCTGCGCCTCGATCACCTCGACCCGGCCCTGGGCCGCGGCCTGTCGCTCGAGGAGCGCGAGGATGGGGCCTATATGGCCTTTCGGGTGAGTGCCACCGCCCGCGGTGATGAGCTCTTGGCCCTTATCGGCGATGGGGTCTACCGCGGGGCCTCGGTGGGCTTTGAGCCGATCCCCGAGGCCACCAAGCTTGGCCACCATAAAGGCCGCCGGGTCACCATCCGTAGCCGTATCAATCTGCGGGAGGTATCCGCCACCTGGCGGCCCGCTTATCCCTCGGCCACCATCACCCAAATGAGGAGCGAAGAAATGGACGCCACCACCACCGAGGCCATCACCGCCTCACCCCCGCCGCCCGGCGGTGACCTCCTCGAGCGAATGATGGCCCGCCTCGAGGGCCTCGAGGAGCGAGCCCGCCAAGATGCCACCCTGCCGCCTGGGGCCATGCCCGGGGTGGAGCTCCGCCTGGGTGATTGGGCATCACTCGCCATGCGTCACCTCTCGGGGGAGCAAATCTCTAACCTCGAGACTCGCGCCCTGGCCGAGATCATCACCACCACCAATCTTGGCGTAGTGCCCCCGGCCTACTCCTCGGAGCTCCTCGGCTTTATCGATAGCTCGCGCCCATTCCTTGAGAGCACTCGCCGACTGCCCACCCCGGGGGCGGGTATCCAAATGATTGTGCCCCGCTTGGTGACCCGGCCCACTGTCGGCGTACAGGCCGCCGAAAAGGATGACCTGACCTCGACCAATACCGCTATCGATACCGTGACTTTCGGTATGTCAACGGTAGGCGGGGCGGGTGACCTGTCGCTCCAATTGCTCCGCCGATCATCGCCCGAATTCTTGGACCTCTACGTCCGGCTCCTGGCCGAGGCCTACGCGATCAAGACCGACGATATGGCGGTCGATGCCCTCTTGGCGGTGGCCGCGGTGGTGGAGGGTGGCGAGCTCGACCCCGAGGCCTTGAGCCTGGGGGCGGCCTACTCAAACAGCATGGCCGCCACCAACCGGCCCCCTGACCGGATTTGGCTCTCACCCGCGGCCCTGGCCGCCTTTATCGATGCCAAGACCGGAGCGGGTGGCGGTGGGGTACCGATGTACCCGGGCCTGGCCCAAATCGGCTCCATCACCGCCGATGGGGCGGGCGGCCCCAATCCGATGACCCTCCGCCCGGTGGTGGTGCCCGCCCTGGCCGATGAGGCGGTGGATATCATCGTCGGGCCATCGTCGGGCTTTGGATGGGCCGAGGATGGGACCTACACCCTCCAAGCCGATAACCCGCTTCAGGCGGGCCGCGACGTGGCCTTGGTGGGCATGGTCTGGTTTGCCCCGCTTTACCCGGCGGCTTTCACCACCTATACCCTCCCCGCCGCCTAAGCCCGCACCGATCCGATGGCCTGGCCAACGCTCGAGGAGCTCAAGAGTGAATTGGGCATCACTCAAACCCTCCCGCCTGAGCGGGAGGTGATCCTCGAGCGGGCCTTGGCCGCGGCTCAAGACCAAGTGAAAATCGATGTAGCCGGGCGGGCCAACGCGACCGAGTATTGGGAGGATGAGGTAGACCTCACCCCCTCCCTCGAGGCCGCGGCTCTCCTCTTGGCGGTCAAGATCACCAAGGCCCCCTCGGCCCCCTTTGGGGTGGCGGCGGTATTCGATGCCGGGGGCCTTTACGTGGCCGCTAGGGACCCCCAATACCGGCGGCTCCTCAAGGGCCACCGGGTAGCTTTCGGAGTGGCCTAAATGACCCCCTGGGGCATCCTCTCCGAGCGAGTAGCGGCTACGTTCGGAGAGGGCCCCGCCCCCAATATCTCCGCCGGGCCGACTGCCGTAGTGGCCGCCGATG